TAATTTGAGCACGGCGAGGATGCGTTGATCGGACATAAGCTCGATGGTGCCGCCATCCATCATGGCAGCAAGAACGTCGAGCATGGCGTCGGCGGCAGTCGCGGATAGTTCGATCATGCTGGCGGCTCATAGATCGGCACGAGATTGCCCTCCTCATCACGTTCGATGCGGGCGACTCTGGGCAATGCCGGCCGCGGCGTTTCCTTACGTTCCGCGATGTGCGGCGATTCGTGCAGCATCCGCACTGCGCTCGCGACCTGCTCGGCGAGCTCCGGCGGCACCGTGGCTTTGCCGAATGCTTCGGCCACGCATTCGCGCACGAACGGGACCACGCTCCTGGCAATCGCGATAAGTTCGTCATCGGTCATTTATGCGGCCTCGTCATATACGGTTCGCAATATGCGGCCCATGTGCCGTTCAAGCTCGATCATTTTGGCGGCAGCGGCTTGATCGCCTTGATTATCCGGCGGCGGTGGCGCGGCATCGGCTGGCGGCTTGGGAGGCGCCGGTGGCTTTGCAGGCGCGAATGGATCGGCCTGCGCATCGCGTTTGGCGAGCGCTTCCAGGGAATAATTTTGCTGCTGCAGATAAGGTGAATCGCCGCCTGTCACCGGCTCGAGATCGAGCTTGCTGCGGCCTTCGTTTGGGCTCATTACGCCGGCGCCGACCGCATCGCGAATGCTGGTCACCAACGTCTGGCTATCCATGCGCAGCAAATTCTCGGTGTCGAATTGGGTTCCTATGCCGACTGCCCAGCCGATGCCGAGCGCATCATCGAGCAATTCCTCGATTTCCTCGATGTGCGCTTGCAATGCCTGCGAATAATATTCGACGTTCAATGCTTGCACGTTATTGTAAGAAGGAAGATCTCCGACGCCAACTTTATATGGCGGCACGTGGTAGACGCTGCAGACGACTTCGGCCGACCATTTCAGATTTTCGACCATTTGCACTTCGACGTTGGTCATGGGCAGTTTTTCGTATTTCATGCCGCCGCTCATCACCGCGATGCGGCCAAGATTTACTTTTGAGAAGCGCTGTTCCCATTCCTCTTTGATGCGTTTTTCTTCGTCGATAGTGATCTCATTGGGCGATGTAAGGATGCCGCCCGGCATCGAGTTGTTCTCGAATAACAGCACTGATGCTTTTTGGGCATTGAGGCCGAGCATTGAAGCTAAACCGCTTGCGAATATTGGCGGCGTGCCGACCAATGGATGAAATAGACAATTCATGCGGTCATGAATGATTTCGCGCGCCGGCACCGTGATTTCGGTTATGCCGGCAAGATAATCGGTGCTTAGACGGTAAAAGACGCTGCCGTCGACGGCCACGAGCGGCTGCACGCGGGTAGGCTCGAGCACGTGCAAATCCGTAACGACGTTGCGAGCATCGCGGATCTTGAGCACATAGGTATTGCCGCGGCTCAGTTTGGATAGCATCCAGCTTTCATAAAACTGGTTGTGCGTCTGATAATTGTTCGGCCGCCGCAATACGGGAGAGAATGCCGGATTGGTAATTTCGGTCCAGATATCGTTGTCGTCGCGTTGGGTAAGCTTGACTCGCAGCTTAGCTATGTCCCTAGCGATCAGGGTTTTGCATGCGAAGTCCGCATGGAATGAGGATGCGACATCGCTATTGATCGGCAGATTGCGCTGCCAGGCGCCGGCGAACGGCTCGCGGATCAGCGGAAACCAGCCGCCGCTGCCCTGGGTTACATTGGTCAGCGTACCGAGTTGTTTTTGATTTTCGCCGGTGAACGGCACCGGCAGACCGAAAATTTTCATCGGGCTTTTGCCTGATCGATCTCGTGCTGCAGCCGCGCCATGCCCCAGCGGCCGTCGACATCAATGCCGAGCTGCGTCGCCTCGAGGCGCAAACGATCAAGCCTCTGTTCTGAGGATTCGATTTCATCAGGACGGATAGATTCGATGAACTCTTTGGTAATTTTCGTATCGGGCAACGACCTGCCCCATGTTTCTTTTTCTTTTGCTTGTCTGCCCTTGATGAAATCCGCTCTGCGCATGGCGACCTGTGCGATCGCTTCCTCGACCGGTGCTTCGTATTCGTCGCCGGCCTCGAGCCGTCGCGTGCCATAAAGATGCGGTTTGATCGCTTTGAGCGGAAGCATTCTTTTCATCATTGGCTCAGCTCCAAAAATGCCGGCGGCAAGTTACAGGAGGCGAGCTTGCCGCCAGCAGTTGGACGAAGGCTTAGACCGTATTGACCGGGCCACCCCAATCGACGCCGGTGAGATAGGCGACCGATTGCGTGCGTCGGCGCGTCCAGTTGATGACGCGCTCGGCGCGGAGCGCAACCGAGTTCGTCTGGAACATCGAGACTAGCGATGTTGCTGTCGGCACACCCGAATCACCGGTCGGGGCGTCGGCCATTTCCAGCGATGCTTCCTCGCTCGCATCGACGGCGAATTGACCGTCATCGCCGAGATAAACGTCGCTGGCATTGACGAGCACGACGTTGGTCGGCGGGCAATAATCCGATGAAATCACCGGCATGCCGAACAACGTGCCGCCGGCGATATTCATATCCGGGAAGGCTTGTTGCCCGAGCGGATTGACCATGGAGGCCAATGCCACGGCGACATTGCTTCCCATGATCCACACGCCGGTCGACGGCGGATTATTGGCCGAGGTGAATTTTGCCCATAGCGAGCGAATATCGAGTCGCACGCTGTCGGCATCGGTTCCGGTGGCCGAGGCGATGGCCGGCGCACCGTTGGTGATGGAGGCCGGCGAGATACCGGCGACTGCGGTTTTCGACGGCGTGATGAAGTCTGTGTCGAGCCGCCCGCTCAATGCCTCCGCAAGCTGATCGCGAACGATGGTATCCGATTTCGGATTGCTAAACCGGATGTTTTCCATCGTCAGAACGCAAATGCTGCCGACTTTGAGCGGCGACAGATGCGTGCGCGTGAAGTTGAAGGAGGTCAGCGGCTTCGCTTTTCCTTCACCGACCCAGTAGCCGGCGCCTGCAGCGGTTTGCGTGATAAGCGGGACATAGAAGGGCACGTTTCGCAACCCTGGAACGCCGCCAACCCCGAACCGCCCGAGAATGGTGCGCGGTCTAAGGTAGGCGACGAAGTCTGCGAAAAGGCCGGTTTCGAGGCCAACCAGACCCGATGCCCAATTGGGCGGAATCGTCGTGCCGGCCGGGACGGCGGCTTTTGTCACCGCGGCGTAGACATTGGAGTCGGCGCCGTACATTTCGGCTGCAACGTCGGCGATGTTGCGGCCATCCATTTTTGCCACTAGCGAGCATTTGAGAGCGCGAATGGCCTCGATGCCGGGAGGCAATTCGGGTTGCCGCACGCTGATGATGCTGGCGCGAGCGGCGATACCTTCTTGCACCGTAGTCGCCGCCTTGGCGACCGGCCTCGCGGCAAGCGCCTTGGCGTTTTCGATCTTGCGCAGGCGCACAAGGTCTTTGTCGAGGGCGTCGACCTCCACAGAGAGGTTGTCGAATTCCTCCTGCTCGGTGGCGTCCGACGTTCGATCCTCATCGAGCGTCTTTTGCATCACGGCCTCCATGCGAGCGGCGCTGGCGGCGCGTTTCGCCTCGAGAGCCGTGATCTGCTCTGCTATCGTTTTCATATCTCTACCCTCCTGGGCAGATACGGGTTGCGTTTGTCCGGAGGCGCCCGGTGGGTTGAGATGAACGACGCGGCGCGGCATTGATTGGCCTGACGCGGCCCGTTGCGCAGCATCGATCGACTTCACGGTGGCGATGGTGGCTTCGGCATTAGCGGGGATGGTTACGGCCGAGAGCTCGAGCCAATCCCATTTGGTGTAGCGAAGGCCACCGAATGGATCTTCTTTACTGACTGGCTCGGTCTCGAGTTCTTTGAACCCGATCGATAAGCCCGTCACTAAACCGGCTTTGATCAGCGACCAGGCGCGGTCGATCTCAGCCGTCACTCCCTTGGCAATCTTGGCGACAATCTCGATGCCATCTTTGCTCACCTTGGCCTTGGTGACCTGACCAATCGGTTGCTTCGAATCATGCTGCCAAAGGAACGGCATCGGCAGCTTGAATTGCGCGCCCTGCGGCTCGACCACGTCCTCGAGCCGATCCGGCGTCGGCGTCGTCGCCATGCCGGTGATAATGCGCGCGTCTTCGTCCACCTGCTTGATCGAAAGCAGGGCATAGGCCCGGTTCAACATGATGGTTAGTCCTCTAAGCGAAAAACAACCTGCATTCCGGCCGCTTGTTCGGCGCCGGATTGAGGGCCATCAAGGCGCATGCGTTGAACAAAGCCATCAGCGGATCGATCTTACCGAAACCACTATCATCCCGCGCGATCCGCATGCCCGTTGGCGTCGGAACAACGCGCGCGTTGCCGGCACACCAAGTCATGAGCGCTTGGCCGCCGTGCTTGAAGCTGCCATCGACTAACTTACGTTCGACTGTCTTTATCGCTCCCATGAGCGAGATGCCTTGTCGGACGCCCGCCAGAAGGTTATTCTCCTGCGTGACGCCGATCCTGGCGAGGGCATCGACGATGCCGCCGATCCCGATCGCGTCCACGCCGACGCCGGCGAGCTTTTTTGCCTCCTTAACTTTTTCCACGATTTCCGTGACAAAACTAATGTCATCGGGCAACTCCTCGACAATAGTTAGATCGCCATCGGCGATAAATCTTTCATAAAATCCCGTGTTGGCTTTACGCCGTTCCATTCCTTCCGGCGAGATCAACGCATGCGTCCATGCGAGATGCGTCTTAGTATCTTTTTCACGACCAACCACCGCAATGCCAAGCAGATCATCGAGCCCACCTCCGTCGATCCCTACGATCACTGCTTCTGACTGCTCAAGCACTACATCGAGCGTCAATCCCTCCTCAACGCCGCGGGACCAATAGTTCGCTCCGGCCCAGCCATCGGCCCGCAGCGACATTCCAATCTGCACGTTAAAATGTTGGCTCGCGATAAGCGCAACAGCCGCTGGCCCGTCCGCATCCGCGCGCATGATTTCCCGTGCAAGAAAGTCCTCATTCGTCGATCGGCCTAAATTGGGATTGACCAGCGGCCAATATCGCCGTTCGCGCCAGCCGCCATCTCGAGCGCAATGATCGGGCAATTCATACAATACCGGCAACATCGGCATCTTCATCTTGCCGTCGCGCACTGAACGCGCCATCGCGAGCTCAGAAGCAAATACGCCACTTGGCGTTTGCTTCGATTGCGTCGTCGTCTGAAACACAAAACCATCCGATCGCTTCGTTAGCGCACCGCGCAACTCGACGAAGATCTCCGCAGCATTGGATTTGCGCGCGAACTGATGCGTCTCATCAATCATGGTGCCAGTGCACTTGCTGCCGGTGATGATGTCGGTATCGGCAGCCTTGATCTGCAATGTCGCTCCCGAACGGCGGTGTGTGATCTTGCGCAAATGATCTTGAAGTTGAAAAAGTTTGGAAAGCTCGGGATCGAGGCGAACCATTCCTTTCGCCTGCTTGTAGGCAATGGCAGCAATTTCCATCGTCGGCGCAATGAACATGAATTCGGCTTCCGGCCGACGGTTGACGATGATCGCGGTCAACATCACCGCGCCGCCATTCGTTGATTTGCTATTGCCTTTCGGGATAAGGAGGAAGCATTCGGAAATATGCCGGATATTGGTCTGCTTATCGTAACTGCCGAACAACGCTGCCACGATCGGATAATACCACCCGCCGCAAACCTCGCCTAACGTCGGCGTTCCAATCACATCCGGCAATCGCAGTCGCTTGAAACATCGCAATGCCTTTGCCGCCTCCTCCTCGAATAGCGGCAGATCCGGCACCAGTGAACGGCCGGTCATCAACCGATCTTCCCAGTCCGGGCAGCTCGTATTCCAGCCTTCGGTCGGCGAAAGATCACCTGCCAACGCCTCGGGCAATGGCGCCCGTTCGCCTTCCTCAACCGGCAGGAAATGCAACATCAATTCGCCCGGATCTCAGTCTCAAGATCGTTCGCCCACTCAGTGCCCTGACCCGCCGTCGCTGCAGCTTTTTGCTGCAATTCCTTGCGGCCAGGCATTGCCTCTTCAGGCCGCGGCTCGACCCATCCAGCCCGTACCTTGAGCCAGAAAATGCACGCCGCTACCGCGCCATTGCCATTACCTAATGCCTTTTGATAAAGGCTTTGCGCGATCATCGAATTAGCTTTGATGTGGCCGGTTTCTAATTCAAACTTATAATGGACATATAATGTCGGAACCGAGATGTCGAGCACGCGCGCGATATCCATTGCTACTATGCCATGGCTTGCCATCGTCTCGACGGTTTTGCGATCCTTCTCCGTCGCCTGATGTTGCGGTCTACTCATAGTCGCTTCGCTTTCTCCCCCGTGAAGTTCTGCCAACGCTCGATCGTCACATCGACATAGGTGGGCGATAATTCAATGCCAATGCCAATGCAATTCGTCTGCTCAGCCGCGATCAGCGTCGAACCAGTTCCTGTAAATGGATCGAAGATCACATCGCCTTTGTCCGCGAATGCCTCGCAGAAGAAATTTGGCAGACCAACCGGGAAGGCCGCAGCATGACCGAGCGCATCGTGTGTTGAGCTAAATGGGGGAAGCCTATTACCGGGATAAGCAAGACCAGGACCAATGAACTCGCCTGGCGCAGTATTATAGCCCTGCACATCCGACATGAATTGCGAGGTGCCATTGCGGCGTTTCTTGACCGCGCCAAATGCATTCATAACACTGCCGGGTTGACCTTGCTCGTTTTTCCATGAAGTTTGGCCCGATCCAGGACCACCAGCCGTCGGCACATTTTCGCTTTCATGCCGAACCTTATCCGGTCGCATCTTCCAGCGACCGCGCGCAAACTGATAGATTGGCTCGAACTGATTTTTGAACCGTTGCGTGACGCCCTTCGGAACACCATTCCGTTCCCAGCAAAACTCCGTCGCAAAGTGCCAACCCCATTCGCGAACGTGTGCGATCACTAGATCAAAAACATAAAGCGAAGTGTCGAGGCCATCAGCGCACGGCTTGATATTGATAAACCACGAACCATCGGCCGCAAGATGCTGTGCAACATTCGCCGCAACCGGCTTGAACCATTCGACATATTGTGTTGGCGGGATCGGCCGAAAGCCGCTCGACTGATCATATTCGCGTTGCTCGGCATATGGCGGCGATGTGAAACCAACATTAACCATGCGACCATCGAGCACCCGCGCCACATCCTCGGCCTTCGTTGCATCGCCGCAAGCAAGCCGATGCCGGCCAAGCTGCCAGACCTCACCAAGCTGCACCACCGCAATCACCGGCGGCTCGGGAACCTCATTGGGATCTGTGAGCCCAGGATTGGCCGTCAACGCCGCCAACTGCGCCTCATCAAATCCGATTAACCCGAGATCAAAGTCGAGCGCCCGCAAATCCTCAAGCTCGAGCCGCAATAATTCTGGATTCCAATTCGCATTTAACGTCAACTGATTATCAGCCAGAATATAGGCGCGCTTTTGCGCCTCACTCCAAC